CTATTTCATGGTGTTAATCCTTACACTAGCCTTTACTAAAGCCATAGCACGAATCATACTTAAATGAACATCTTTTGATGAGTGATGAGTGTTTTGACTAACAAGTTTTATGTAATCATCACCAAGATCGGAACGTTGAACAAATTTAACAGTAATCATATCATCACCGTCAAAATCCAAAGAAAGCAAGTACATCTCACCGAAAAATAAACTATTTTTCATATCCTTAACTACTTTATAAATAACGATATCACCACTTTTTAATAATGGATACATACTATCACCTGTAATTGAAAGTGCGCCATCACATGATGGCATATTTGGAATAGATATATAGTCTATAATATTTTGAGTGCCTTGAAAAACACTGACTAAGCTCGCTGTAGCTCCTACTGAATACCAAGGAATCGACTGCACCTCGCTTTTTCTATTTTCACCTTGAAGTAAAAACCTTTGATGTGGCTCGGTTAAATCTTTGCCCTGAATCATACTCCCCTTGTCGAGAATAAGCCAGTCTAAACTTATATCAAGCAATTCGTTCAGCTTAACTAAGAAATCGACTTTAGGAACCGTTTTGGTGCGATAGTTCCTAATGTTGGTTTCACTAGTATTCATTTTAGAAGCGAATTTAACATTGTTTCCGTCAAAATATTTAACAGCGAGATCGTCAATTTTTTTATTAATGTCCATGATTTTGAAGCATTTCGAAACTTTATTCGAAATATGTTTTGTTATATCGAATAAAGTTTCGATACTTGTGTCACTGTTTACAAAAGTGTCATTAAATATGAGAAACGCAAAGAAAAAAATTACATACCCTCAAAACCTTTATCTAATTGATCTGCGAAAAGAGTCTGGAATTTCAGTTAAGAAACTGGCAGAAAAAATTGGGTACTCAAGACAGGCGGTCAGTGAAACTATTCATGGTCATCGCTTAGGCACCAATATTCAATCTGCTTTACTGAATATTTTCAACAAGTAACCTCGATCTTATGCCTTTTGAATGGAATAATCACATAGTCGTAACCAAGGAGGAGCTTGTGCCTGATTGGTACACATGGCCTAACCTTAAATCTACCATCAGCAGATATCAGGATAAACCTTATGGTATCAAAAGGCTGCAACTCGGAGGCAATGGCAGGCAATTGCTTGTTGCTTATGACAGCTTACCTCCACATATTCAGCAAGGTTTAGGCGATCCGAGAAAAGTTAATCACATTCTTGAGCGTTATTACAAAATTGACAGCGATGCCGTTGCTTATTATGCATCGGAGTTTAAATTTCCTGATGGATCCTATTTAGATCAAGAACATCAGGAGGAGTATATCATTAATGCCTCAGTTCTGCAGGCAATCATCAAGCTTAGATCTGCTAGAGAATCCGAAAGGCATTCAAAAGGTAAAACTCTAAAAGGGATCCCATCCACACTATGCTCAGATGCAATCAGTTTCCAAAAGGTACTCCATACAAAACACCGCGTTCAGCACACCATCCCCGAGTCATACAAACACTTTAGCCAGACACTTAAAGAATTTGAAAAGGACGGTTATAGCACTTTAGTATCAGGAAAGCATAAGAATGCTAACAGAAGAAAGGTTACTGATGCTACACTTGAGCTTTTAAACAACCTCTTTGCAGGCCAATCCTACAAACCAACAGCAACAGAGATAGCTAAACAGTATGACTGTTTTCTCACTGGCTATTTAGGCGTTATCAATAACGCAACAGGCGAGATCTATGACCCAAAAGAATACAAAAAATTAGGTCATCGCACGATCACTAATTATCTGGCTCAATGGAGCAATGCTATTGGTACACACGGCAAGCGAAGTGGAGACCGTCAAAAATTCATGAGTGCATTTAGTCCTTTTCACTCTCTAGACAAACCAAAATTTGCTGGTAGCGTCATTTCAATTGATGACAGACAGCCACCTTTTAAATATGGAGACAATAAACGTGTTTGGTTCTATAATGGAATTGATCTAGGTAGTGAGGCATTTACCTGCTGGGTTTATGGACATACCAAAGAGGGCATTATTGAGGATTTCTACCGTCAACTGATCCGTAACTATCATGAGTGGGATTTTAATATCCCTGCAGAGCTTGAGGCGGAGATGAGTTTGAATAGTATGTATGTGAACACCTTTTTACAAGAAGGATCCATGTTTCAGTATGTGCGTATCGAAGCAAATAAAGCTAGAGCAAAACGTATTGAAGCTTATTATAAGCCTCTGAGATATGGTCTTGAGAAAAAAAGAGAGGGCTGGCTTGCCAGACCTAAAGCATTAAGCGAAAGTAATCAGGCAGGCCCTGAGCCAGTAAAAGAAATCCCGTATGATGATATCATTGAAGGTTGTCTACGTGATATCGAGACCTGGAACAATATGCCTCACAGCGTTCATACTGATATGAGCAGATGGGAAGTATTTCAGACCATGCAAAACCCAAAGCTTAAACCAACTAACTATAATTCCTTTCTGCCTCACATTGGGCACAAAACTCAGACAAGCTGTAACGTTGGATTTATCCAGCTGCAGAGAAAGTTCTTTTGCCTTGGAGACAATGGTGTCCTTGCCAGAGGCGAACGCTTGATTAACCTAATGAAACAGGCTGAGGGAAAAGAAGTAGACGTATACTGGTTAGATGACAATCAGGGCAAGGTGTTTAAAGCACTGGTTTTCATTGGAGATCAAATGATCTGTGAGGCAATCGCTAAACCGACCTATAACCGTGCTACCATCGAACGCACTCCGCAAGATGAAGCTAACAGAACACTAATGAGTGCTTATCAGACAACCATTGAGAGCTATGGCAGGGATCAACTGCATAATCTTGATAAGGTTACCATCATTGACAATACTCCTCCGCTTAAAAAGTCTTTCATTATGCCAGGCATCAAGCAACATAAGGGAATGCATGATTACAAGATCCCGGAAACCATGCCGGAACTTCCAGATGAGGACTTTGCTTTTGCAACCACCGCCTCAAACTCAAGATCACAAAAGGATAGATTTTAAACCACACAACATGTTAAATATTACCAAAGAATTTAAAGAAAAAGTAGTACAGGCATTAATCACGGTTCGTGAGAATTATGATGGATCAGATAAAACCTTTGCAAAACAATATGGCATTGCTGGCCCGGTCTATTCCAGGCTTAAAAGCGGTGAGCTTGACGGATTGCTAAAAGATACTCACTGGCTAAGCCTAGGTAGAGAATTGGACATCTCTCAAGGATCTAGAAAATGGAAAATGGCAAAAACTGAGGTGTTTGTTGAGATCCAGGAGGATATTATCTTTTGCCAGAACAATGCAAAGGCAATGATCAGAGTTGATGATTGCGGAATCGGTAAGACCTTCAGCGGAAAGTATCTCTCTAAAACACTAAGGAACTGCTTTTATGTAGACTGTAGTCAAGGTAAAGGTGTGATTCAGTTCATTAAGCTTGTAGGCGCTGCGATTGGTGTGGATACCGGACAACGCCTTGCTTTGATTAAGGCAGACATTAAATATTATTTAAAAAACCTGCCAAATCCGGTGGTGATCCTTGATGAGGCTGGTGATCTTAAACAAGGTGAGTTTTTGATCATAAAGGAGCTTTGGAACGCTACAGAAAACGCTTGCGGGTGGTATATGATGGGTGCTGAGGGATTGGAGACAATCATGAATAAGGGGATGCGTAGTCATAATCCGGGTTTCAGAGAAGTCTTTAGCAGATTCTCTGAAAAATACAGCTCTACAGCTCCAAAAGGAAAAGAAGCTAAACAACAATTCTATAGAAAGTTGATTACTGATGTCCTTGTAGTCAATATGGAAGATCAAACAGAGCTAGAAAGCATTCTGCTTAAAAGTCTTACCGAAACTCAGCCTGGACAAATTGGTGGTCTTAGAAGAGCTGAAAGCTTATTAATTCTTAACTCCTAGGCAATGGCAAGAACACAATCTGTTAAAAACTTGCGAACAAAAACCTTTAAACGGTTTGCGTTTACCGGAGCATATCACCAGGTAATGCTAAATCCTGAAAGACATGGCTTGTGGTTATGCTGGGGACAGGAAAAGATGGGGAAAACACAGTTCAGTTTGATTTTGTCGAACTACTTGAGCCAAACTGATCCAGTTCTTTATATATCTGCAGAGGAGGGCACGGACGCTGATTTCGTTGACAGTACAATTAGAGCTCAAATAAGCCACGAGAACAAGCTACTTAAGTTTCTAGCATACGAATCCATATTAGATATAAGAATTCGTCTCTCGAAGCCTAAAGCACCAAAGATTGTGTTTTTAGACAATCTCACCATCTACGCGGATGAATTGAAATACGGAGAGCTTAGGCGTTTGCTACTTGACTTTCCTGCTGTACTATTTATCATGCTAGCTCATGAGGACAAAGGTGAGCCTTACACAGCAACAGCGAAACTAGCAAAGCGTCTAGCAAAAATCATTTTCTACATCGAAGGATTATCGTGCACAGTCTCTGGCAGATGCCCAGGAGGAAAATTGATAATCAACGAGGAGAAAGCAGCACTATATCACGGACAAAATTAAAGTCATGGGAACACTAACAAAGCAAAAAACACAAGTCGCAACAGTGCGAGCATTAGATCAGAGCGTAATGCAGGAGATCTGCATGATGTTCAGGATTTCTGAACCAAGTTATTTTAAAGATCAATATCATCAGTATGAGCATTTCGTTGAGATTGCTGTTGCTCCAAGCCACATGCAAGCAGTGCGTTATTCTAAGCTATTCAGAGGATTCTGGAATAATGAGTGGGCAATCAGGAATAAACGATTTGTAGAATTTCTTGAAAGCTCAAAAATTCCCTCAGGATCAATTGACAGCGAGAAAAAATACTTTTTCATTCACGATGCAGTAAGGCTAGCGGGTGATGACCTCTTTATGGCCAAATTCAATGAGATCTTAATGATGATTCTGAGAAAGGAGGCTGCGCAATGCTAGAAACCAAAGTACACCTGGCTAACGAGCTTGTAGCATGTATGAAAGCTCAGCTGAATGAATGTGATGATCAAGATTTTATAACTCACATCATCTATAGTATCTGCAGAGCTCTGCGTGTATCAGCTAAGGATCTTAAGTCAGAGTTACGAACAACGGAGCTCGCTGAGGCAAGGTATATCTTGTTTTTCATCTTGGTAAAGCAGAAAAAGTTGACTCTGGCTGCAGCTGGTAGAATGGTGAATAGAGATCACTCATCAGTTCTCTATGGAATTAAGAAATACGGTGATTTTGTAAAAAATAGCGATTGGTCTTTTCTTGACAAGATCCATAAAGTCATGGAGGAGCTTTCGTTATGAGGTTCCAGACAAAAAAAAGTCAATTGGACTCTATTGTTTTGCTTTTAGGCGAATTAGTAAAGCGCAATCAACCTGAGGATATAGCTCAAAAGCTGGTGCATAGCATAGTAAAAAAAGTATATCTCCGGTTACTTGTAAAAACAGAAACAGCAACCAGATCAGGCTTCACTTTTACACTCAGTGACCCTGATGCCCTCGCATTGTTTGTCTTCATCAATCAAGTGGATCTGATGATAGAGTTCTATCCGTGTGAGTCGAACGAAATACAAATGATTTCTAACCAAATACATCAGGCATATGTGTAAAACAAGAAAAGACCTCGAAGATCTTGAGGCTGAACAGATGCAATGGCTCACCGATCACGTCTCTGCAGATATCACTGCTATCCGAGAAATGAGATCCAGACTTGCTGCCACCATAGAGGCACTTTACATTTTAGATAAACAAGATTTAAACATCAATTAAATACGATTAAAATGACACCAAAAGCAACATCAGAAGCCCTTGCAGGCTTATCAGTCGAAGAAATTGAGCAGGTATTAGCCTCAGCTAAGAAGCAAGAAAAAGACAAAAGAGTCAAAGAGCAAAAAGCTTACGAGAAAACAAAGGATAATCATGTCGAGCTACTGATGGCAGAGGCAAAAGAGATCGCTTTGCTCATGACAAGGTTCAAAGCTAAAGTTCATGCCATTATGGATGTTCAGGCGGAAAAGCTTGCCCAATATGGTAAAATTAGAACCTCAAGTAAAGGCGGTTTTCAGGTCACTCACAGTGATGGAACTCAGCGTATTGTTCGCAGGCGTGATACAATGCCTGTTTGGGATGAGAAAGCAACTAAGGGAGTTGAATTGATAAAAGCCTTTTTAGGAGATGTAATTAAAAAAAGAGATGTGGAGTTGTATGAGATACTGATAAAGTTTTTGGAGAAAAACAAAAAGGGAGACATGGAATACGCAAAAGTGTTTGAACTACTTGAGCATGAGGATAAGTTTACAGATCAGCGATGGCTTGAGGGCTTAAGGCTACTAAAGGAAAGCTTTAAATCTGGTTTCAAAGGATATGCCTACGAATTTAAAACACTTGCTGCCAGTGGCAAATTTGAAAGTCTTGCCCTTAACTTCTATAACCTGTAATCATGGCAAAATCAACTAATCTGCTATGTGACAGGATCGTTTGCGGGATGGTTGCAGTGATCCTGTTCATTCTAATCTACTCATCAATTAAATTTTAAGCAATGTATCAAAACTATATTATGGCACTTGTGCTAGTTGTATTCTATCCGGTGCTTATTGCAGGTGTTCTGTACGCCTCATATAAATTTTTAACTCTAGAATTTTTAAAGCTTAGTCCTCTTAACGATAAGCATCAAAATGTTGTTCTGGTAATCATGTCAATGATCTGTCTGGTGATCCTGATTGGCTTCGTAAAATATCGGTTCGTATGAAAAGGAATGAAGCCACCACGATCAGTAAGCTGCAGGTTGGAGATCGGTTTTATAAACAAACTGATAAAAGCAAAGAATCTCATCAAGTGATGGATCCAGAGATCCAGATCAGAACTAAAAGCCAGCACTTTTTTATTTGTCCAGTCGTGGCACTGGATGGGAATTTTGTATCTCAAAAGACAAAGCCAATCTCTGGAAACATAGATGTAATTTATTTAAGAAACGTAAACGAAACAATTCAATGAGGCTCTTAAAAAATGTCGGTACCAGATCGGTGCTTTATGGAGCTCACTGTTTCTTTATCCATCCGTTTTATGTGGCTCTGGCATGGAAACAACTTTATGGGTTCCCTTGGGATCCTCGTTTATGGTTCGCCTTTTTTGTGCATGACCTTGGATATCTAGGAAAGCCCAATATGGATGGTGATCAAGGAGAGCTACATCCATACAGAGGTGCTTTTATTATGGGTGCTTTATTTGGTAAAAGCTGGTTTGAATTTACTCTCTATCATTCCAGATTCGTTGCAAAGCGTAACGGAGCTCAATACTCTAGACTTTGTGTAGCTGATAAGCTTTCTTTTCAACTGACTCCACGATGGTTATATCTTCCAATGGTTAATTGGACAGGCGAAATTCAAGAATATATGGAACTAGCTGGGAAAGGTAAATATGCTGGGGAAAAACGCTCTGCAGGATCTCAACTGGAATGGCATCAAGGAGTGGCTCATTATATGAATAGGTGGGTGGATGAGCACAAAGATTTAAAAATAGATAACTGGACAAATCCAGAAATAAACAGAACGAATAATTTATAAAAATCAAACGAATATGAAAACAACAATCAACATCAACGGTGAGAATGTAGAAATCATTTTAACCCCTCAGCAGATCGAAACGATCAAACAGCATTCCGTGCCAATTATGGAACGTATCACCACGCTTGAAGCTGCTTTAGCTTACAATGGCAAAACGCAAGAACGCTTCGATTGGGAAACGGAACGTGACACTGATCAGCAGAAAGCAACTAAGGAGCTTGAAGAGATTGCTCTTGCTTTGAGAGAAGGAAAAGAGCTTGAGATGGGAGCTAGATGGTATTACCCTTGGATGCGTAAGCCCGTTGCGGCTGGTTCGGGGTCTCGGTTCTCGTACGACGGCTACGACTACGTCAGCGACGACTCGGATGTCGGTGCCCGCCTTTCTGTCGATACCTCTGAGAAAGCTATCTATATGGGCAAACAATTCCCTAGCATTTACACAAGACACTTATCACCTAAAAATTAATACAATGAACAATCAAGAACAAGGAGTATCATTTGAAGCCGCTTGCCAGTGGCACAAAAAAGTAAACGGAAAGGACTATTCAGCTCTTCCAATAGTGGACCATCTTCCGGTAGACATGCAAAAGCCTGTCGTCTCACAATATAAGCTTTGGGTGATCGCGGCAGCACTCAGAGAAAACAAGAAATTAAAGAGAGGCTATTACCCTTGGTTCTGGATAGATCGTGCTGGTTCGGGGTCTCGGTTCTCGTGCAACGCCTACGACTACGCCATCGTCATCTCGTTTGTCGGTGCCCGCCTCGAATATCCCGATCGCGAAACAGCGGAGTACGCTGCAAAACAACATGAGGAGCTTTACAAAGATGTTTTTGTGATTCCTGAAGACTAAAAAACTAGGGTTGTGTGCTGCAAGCTGGTTCAGGGTCTCGGTTCTCGTACAACGACTACGACTACGACAACGACAACTCGAATGTCAGTGCCCACATTTGCAAACAACAATATTCCCAGCACAGACCTTGTCTCTTGACAAAAAATAACTAACGACAACTTAAAGGGTACTGGTAACCGAAAGGCGAATGTGACCTACGAAGCAAAGGCTAAATGAAAAGGTTAAACTACATATACGACGATTTTTGCAGCATTGAAAACTTGCTGCTCGCTGATAGAATTGCCCGAAAGGGCAAATCTAAACAGTCAGGAATCATCAGCTTTGATAAAGACCATGATCAGAACATAGCCGATATCTATAAGGAGCTTGTTAACAAGACTTATAAAACCTCAGAATACACTACCCGGACAATCTATGAAAGAAAGCCCAGGGTAATATCAATACTTCCATACCGTGACCGTATTGTACAACATGCAGCCATGAACCAACTGGAAAAACTATTCGTTTCCACGTTCACAGCTGACACCTATAGTTGTATTAAAGGTCAAGGTGTACACGCCGCGAGTAAGTCCCTTAGCAAAGTGCTGAGGCGGGTCAAGGGAACAAAGTTCTGTCTGCAACTGGATATCAAAAAGTTCTACCCTAACATTGATCATGATATCCTGAAAAGCCTCTTGGCTCGCAAGATCAAGGACAAGGAAATGTTGTGGCTGCTATATGGCATAATCGACAGTGCTCCTGGCTTACCCATTGGCAACTACCTCAGTCAATACTTTGCCAATTTCTACCTGACCTATTTCGATCACTGGATCAAAGAGGTATTGAGCGTAAAGAATTACTGGAGATATGCCGACGATATGGTGATCCTTTCTGACAGTAAGGAAGAATTGCACGCCTTACTAGCTAAAATCAAGGAATACTTAGCCGTCAACCTGAAACTAACAGTAAAGGGAAATCATAGAGTTTTTCCTATTGAAAAGATAGGGATCGATTTTGTAGGCTATGTTCACTTCCATACTCACAAATTACTTAGAAAATCAATTAAACAAGCCTTTGCCCGTGTTCTGGCCAGAAGAAAGAAAGCTAACAATCCGGAAACCTTCAAGCCATCTATAGACGCCTACCTAGGCTGGGCAAAGCATTCCAATTCAACGCACCTAATTAAAAAATTAATGCCTCATGAATCAGATAAAATCATTCAGCGATTTCAACTTACAGGCAAAGGCCAGATTTAACGGAAAAAAAATTCCAATTGAAGAGCTGGTAGGCAACCTGATAACAGTAAAAGGATACAAAATTGAACCCTCAATAAGATATAAAGAAAAAGGAAACGGAATGATGCTCACGCTACAAATCGAATATAACGAGACTGAAAGGATTCTATTTACCGGATCGGTAATACTTCAGGAACAATGCCTAGATGTCGAAAAAATAGGCGGTTTTCCTTTCACTGCAACAATAATGGCCTTAAAACCACGAGGCTTTAAATTTATATAACATGAAAACATACAATAAATACGCACAATTCTTTGCTATTATTAAAAAGATTGGCAGAGACAAAGATGAAGTAATCTGGGAATTTACATCTGAGCGACTAGATGAAAACGGTCAACCAGGTAATAGTCTTGCAACGAAATCCCTTAGCGCATTAACAGAGTGGGAATATGCAGAGCTCTTAAGGAGACTGCAGCGATTCAATGAGTTTCCTCCCGGTGATGATATGCGAAAATCAATTATTGCCACCTGCAGAAATATGCGTTGGGAAACTCGCTTACCAAATGGTCAACTGGTTGCTGATATGGCAAGGATCAATAACTGGTGCAAGTATTCTGAAAGATCTCCATTTAAAAAGCCTTTAATTGATCATACAGAGCCAGAGTTACAAAAGCTTGTATCGGTAATGAAAAAGATCTATCAATGGTATTTAACAGCAAATTAATATGACTAATACTTATATTCTAAATCATGACAAGCTTGCAGAGAGCATAGAAGTCTGTTATACTAATGGTCTCTTAGAAGTTGTTACATTGCCAGCTAAGTATCCAGTGACTATCAAACAGTATCAGATGTTTTTGCAGCATCTACCAATGTCAGAGGAGCTACTTGAGCCAAATATGGGATTGATAAAGATTCGGATCTCAGCACCTAGTAAGACTTACGATAAAATAAAGCTGTTTTGCGATAAATATCTGCAGCACAAAAACAACTTAAAATACAAGGTGATGCCAAAGGATACCGGAAAGATAAAACTGGTGCCTGTAGACGCTGAACGTCTGGATAGATACTTCAATTCCACGGCCTTTGAAATTGTTGGTAAAGATGGAAAAGGAAAGCATTCCATAAGTAACTACGTTGATAACTTCAATCAGCTAGAGCAAGAAATACATGCTCCGGTAAAAAGTAAACATCCAGATTTCTGGAATGAGAAATATGAAATAGGATTAAAGACCCAACAGGAGGTAAATGAATATTGGGCACATCTTAGGAGTAAAAACCTTGCGCCAAAGAAAGATCCTGTAGGTCGTACTATTGAATGGATTGCTGTTGATAGAATTTATTAAGTAATAATATATATTTGAAAATGAAAACATCTGAATTTAACAAACTCTCAAAAGAAGAAAAAAGTAAAGTAAATTTTAAGGACATGCCAGCATTAAACAAGTTTGCAGCTCGGCTCTTCTTCATCTGCCTTGCACTATTTGTAATTCTTGTAGTATTCCTAATTTGTATACCTAATACAGAGACTAAAGACATCGGTCCAAAAATGCCATCTTCTAGCGAGGCTTATTCTACTGCACAAATTTTTGTGAAAAGAAATCTTAAGTCACCGAAATCAGCAGATTTTTCATATACTGATTATGTAGTTAAGCACTACGTAGACAGCACTTATGAATGCTCGTCATATGTAGATGCAAAAAATTCTTTTAATGCGGAGATTAGGAGTCAATGGTATGTAAAAATGAAATATCATGGTGATACCAAATGGACTCTTTTGAGTATTAGAATTAACTAAATTGTTAATAACTGCACTCATAAGTTTTTTAGCTACTCAAATTAGCAATTCATATTTTTGAGAGACCAAACTAACTGAATGCGTAACACCTCTCTCCTTGAAGCAAGGGATTCCAAAATATTAGTTCGTTATACTGAAATGTACTATGTCCTCTTAATGAGGGATGAGGAGATCTATAAAATATTAGAGCTTGAGTTTTATCTCCGGGCTAAGACCATATATGAGATTGTACTTAGGAAAAGCAGAGTTGCTGCAGTCAGCTTTGAGGAGGAAAAAGAATTATTGACAGCATAAAAACAGAGATAACGACCCGATGCAGGCAGCCCCTTACAAATTGTAAGGGGCTTTTTTTATATCAAAAATGTTTTATTTTCTGAATCCGGAACTGGTCGGGAACTTTCTTTTTTGTATTCCACAATCAGATCCGGATCTACATCAATAAAGTTTCGGGTTTCATCGGTAATACCATCAAAAATGGTGACAGCGTACTCCATTGTAGAGGTGATGATCATGTCTTGCTCAGCATCCTCAGCATCACGGATCCTTGACATCGGACTCATCAAATCCTTAATTGCATATCCCTGCAGTAATTTATGGATCACATCCTCTGTGAACTCCCAGAACTGCAGTGCTAGCTCCTGATTTAGTGATCCGGTAAAAGAATTGGCATAATTCTCAAAATAGACCTCAATACGGATGCTTCCCATACCTTTCTGCACTCCTTTACCAATTGTTTCCCAATCAAAGTCAAGGAACGAAATTAATACTGTAGGCAGTGGCAACGCAAAAGCAGTTGCTGGATCAGTAAATTGTCCCATCTGCTTATCTACCCATTTTAAATTGGGTAACCCATCAGGGAGATTTGTAGCGTTAAGCATCAGGTAATCTCCTAGTGCTTTGAATATGTCTTTTTTAACAGCCATTATATATTTAATAATTTAGTTATTTCTTTCTCCATGTAAGTGACTAGCTGCCTTTCTAAGGTTGCGCTGTCTCCGATAAACTGTCTTTTCGGAATCTTAATCTTAGTCTCTTTGGTTATTGCCATACTAAGCCACATTTTGGCAAGATTGGGAACATCATCAGGTTTCATGCCTTTCACTCCGCCACCTGCCTTGTAATACATTGCCCAGAAATACCTTCTCATTTTTGGAGTGATTGGAATCTCTCCACCCTCGTTTTGTATTTCTGCGTATTTGATAGCTTCATCAACGCTAATCAAAGCTCCTCTGCTATTAGCTCTCATAATCCTAATCCCACGCCTCAGTACGCCCTTATCAATCAACACGTTTCGGCCCGTATTTCTTGAGCCCCCTTTTCTTGCAGGCCATTTCACTAAGCTCTTATCTGTAAAGCCCTGGTTACGGAAACTATTCTTAAAAAATGCCAAAGCCTTGCCTGCAGATCCTTGAATAATTCGGACTCTCCCGGCTTTCAAATTCTCAAGCAGTTTATCCATTTCATCAGCATGTCTGTTTTTCATAATCAAAATTTAATTTTGCGATCATAAGCAGCTATTGTCCGGTACCAGCTGGATATCTGGCGCCGGTACAAAACTTAATTCTGTTAGTCACTGCTGAGAGCCAGTTCACTATCATGTACCATGCCTACGAAAAGCTCAGTAATTTGTCTTTTAATATCAGCTGCACTTGCTCCCTGCAGATTGGTTGTTGCAATAGTTAAGTTTTCTACCAACTTGCCAATTGATACGCTAACGTTTCTGGTTTGCTTTGAGCTGGACACGCTTGTATTTGCAGATCCTGTTGTACTCGCTCCTGAAATTGACGTTGGTTTAGTTTTAGCGGTTGGTACAAGTTTATCAATTGTTGTTTTCTGAGTCTCCGCAAGCTCATCAGCTTTTGATTTTGCTTTGCTTTGATCAAAACCCTTATTAAAAGCATTTTGAATTCCACCGCCCAAAATCTTCTCGGTGACCAGAGCTGTTTCTGCAACGCCCTTAAGAAACATGTCTTTATCGAAAGTGAGTGCTCCTACAATTGTTCGGCCTACACCCATAAATACCTCCCCTAAGATCTTTCCGACTTCAATCAGCCCATCAATACCAGCTCTGAATGTTTCTGACTTTCTGTAGGCTATTACTAAACCACCTATTAGCAGGCCTATACCTGCTACGATCAATCCGACTGGATTTGCTGTCATTGCTGCATTAAGTGCCCATTGCGCTGCAGTCATTATTGCCATCGGTACCTGAGTAGCGTAAAGATATCCCTGATATAACAAATAGGCTCCGGCCATTACGCCCACTACCTCCGATACAATTCCAATAACTTCAATATTTGCCTTAAACCAGTCAACGCTTTCCTGCATTAGTACAATCCCTTGAGACTGCATGTCAAGATAAGTGTCCAATACTGGTTCCAGATCATTGCCCAAACGATCTTTGAATTGAGTCATCATGTCATTGTTGTTGCTCTGCTTACCTATATATGTATCAGACATTGCTGCCATAGATCCATAAATACCCGGTAACTTACCAAGGCTTAGTAAATAATCCTCTGTAGCTTTTTGGGAGAACTTCATTGTTTTAGCAACTCCGTTGTAGGTAAACGTCACATTGTCTCCGCTTTTACTTGCCCTTATCCCAAATTCTTTTAAACGCTCAAATTCGCCTGTTTGAGCATCTATGATTGCTTCACTAAATTGATCAACGCTTTTCATCTTAGCTGCAGCGATATCGCCCAAAAGCCCCATCTTTTCAATGGTCGGATTAAAGCCGGATCCTTGCAGTTTGATAAAGCTCTCAGTTAGTTGGTCCACCTCAAAAGGAGTTTTTGCTGCAAACGCTTTGATATCCTCAAATACCTGAGCTCCTGCATCACCTAAGGAATTTTCCAGTAAGTTTTCAAATCCCTGAAATTGTCCACGAACGGCAATTAAATCATCCGCTAAACTTTTCACCCCTATAGCAGCAAAAGCTCCAGCAATCAAACCTCCAACTTTACCAGCTGTAGATCCAAGCCCCTGAAATTTATTGTCTGCACTTTCCACTGCAGCATCCAGGCCACCAAGCTCTGATCTGGCAGCGCGTGTGCCAGAAACTGAGCCCTCCCTGAGGTTAATTAAGTAGTCTAATCCTTTAGGCATTGGAGTGTTATTTGATATATTAAAATTTTATCGTTATTTTGTATACTTATGACTGGAAAACAGCTTTTTAGCGATCTAACAGAACGTGACTTCTCAGGCAGTGCAGCCGATGAGTACGCCCAATTATTGCAAACTATTGCCGGAGACATCGGTGATGATATATATCCACTTTTAGAACGAGCAGAAAGCCAGGGTAAAAAGCTTGCTGTTAAAGATCTTTTAGCCGATGAGATCATACTAGAGAACGTGATTCTTAAATGAGTCAACCATGCTCACCATCTCATCAAATAAATCTGGCATAACCTGCTTAAACACTTCGTTTCCAATAAACTTATTTTCAAAGGCATGAGCAATGAACTCGGCCTGCTTATTACCTGGTCTCCTGAAATACGTTTTGGTGTGACCCCACCCATAATTGGTATTAAGAGACATTATAGTATCAGCAACTTTTGTTACCTGAGCACGAACACCCATATCAGAAGTTGAATGATGCCTCCTCATCAGATCCTCTGATATTTTTCCAAATTCTACACTATATTTTTTGATAGCGGATTTCATAGTATTATTCACTACAGGCAGTTTCGTAAATCCATTCTGCTCATCTGCAGCATGACCAAACTCATGATAAACAACGGCCTCACTACTATACTTGCTTTGTGTTTTCAATTTGGATATATCAAGGTTAACCTTGTTTAAATGTGGAGCATAATGTGATCCGCCTCTCTTAAGGCTGAGCTCCGTATCCTTGCTTAGGTAATCGAAAACTCCCTTATCAATCTTTACATCCATCTTGCTCTCATATTCGCTGAGATTGGCTGGAATAAAGTTGCTTTTTGATTCTGGCAATATATCAGCTACCTGCTTATTTATGATAGCTGCTGTCTTTTTATCGACATCGAAATAAGGATGATCTTTTGAAAATACGTCTCCGGTCTTACCTACGTTTGTCTGGAATAGTCTTGGGATCGATGGTAGGTTCTCATTTTTTCCAAGCACTCCACTTTGTCTCTGCCTATCAACAAAATCATCAATAGGTATGACATCTTCCTCATCACCTGGTTGTGTATCACACCTGCATCCCCAACCTAAAGGAGTCATATGAGTATCCCAAAACGGATCATTGATGTTTAATGTTAAACCATCGTACGCTGCATGTTCAGACCTTACCCTGTTATCTCCTGCAGTAATAAAGGTAATGACAGAAATACCATTCCGCTGATAGCTATGCCACGTTGCTGCACTTTGTCCGGATGCAATTGCATTTCCGTGCTCTGCCTGAGCATATAGCTCGTTGTAGGTTTCATCAATCTGTTTGATGTCCTGAAAAAAAGAGTTGAAATCTTTATAACCTCCTTTTCCATCCAATAGCAAGCCATTTGCTTCTTTAAGCTCAGCGTGATTTTTGAAGCCGGAAAAAGTGTAAATATTCTTTTTAACCTGCTCTACAAATGTCCGTTCCTCTGCAGAGAGACCCTCGCGATCGAAATCTTTCCCGTAGCCATCCGAAAAGGTTTTAAAAAGCTGCTTAGCTATCTTTTTAACCATGCCGGGATCAATTTGTCCTTGCTCAAGATTACCCTCATAAATAAGCTTCGCAACCCTTTTCAATTCCGGCTCTAAACCCTCAGTTTTTACATTGAGAGTCATCCGTTGCAGGTGCCTACACATTTTGGCCTCCATACATCTCAGCAATTCCGGCATGTAATTTTAGGATCCACTTTGTAGTAAGCTCTTTCTTCTTTTCGGCTTCCTGTTGCTTTTTAAGCTCTTTAGCCTCAGTTTCCTTTTTTAGCTTTTCGGCTTCTAGATCTGGATTGTCTTTTGGTGCTGCAGCTGCTTTGAGTCCTACTATTTTCACTCCTAAGCGGTTACTTACCTCCTCCGCATCTAACTGGAAGCCCATCTCATCAACTGCCTTAAAGATTTCAAGCAATCCCTTTACATCCTCAGGGACATCCCATTCAAACTGATCACCCTCATCAAATGGATAGCCGTACTTTGTTCGGAGCAATTCAATTAGTGTATTTACCTCATAGGTGATAAACTTCTCATCGTATTTACGGATCTCTGAGGCTACGTCCTGATGTACCTCAGCTTGAGACTTGCTGGATCCATCCATACTGGTCATTGTTTGACCGCTGAATAAAATTGCAAGTCCCTCGTGAGCACAGCCGATCATCTCATAAAAAACTTTATAAGCATCTTGCTTTGCGTTCTCTTTGATCTCAATTTCGGTACCATCAGGGAATACACCATAAGCAGAGGTACCCATGTCTTTAACCCAATCCTCAATCTCTGCTATTACTCTAGGATCTTGAGAGGCCGTCTTAGCAATCCTGATCGGGATCCCAAAAATCTCCGCAAACTGATCCCAATTTTGCCAGGCGTGCTTTTTCATGATCCAGAGCGGAACGGCCATATTAAGCAAGCCCAGATCATCGGTTTCACCAATTGGCAAGTAATAATATTTCAAAGGCTCTGCAGTAAAGTCTTGCCCAATAAAATCACTATCCCATGTTTTGATAAAGCCTTTTTCCTGCAACACGTGTTTGCGGTCTACCAGCTCTAACTTTTGTATTTCTGCAGTGGATCCGTTCATCTGGATCTCTTTCATAAATACCAGAGAGAATCCAAAGAATATGGATTCCAATGAATATTTTATGAAATTGTCAAACCATCGCTTTTTAAAGAATTTTGCTTTTTCGACATCCTTATCCCCGTTTGCATTGACAATTTTGAAAGCTCGGTTCATTACCGGCAGGATTCTGTGATTATACATTTGCCCATGTATAAATTCGTCGAGCTTCATATCTTCATAAATATCCAGCAATCTCCCACGTTGCGGAAAGTCAGGACTCAAAGCTGATTGCCTCGCAGCAATCCAGTCAGTAATCTCCTTAGCATAGAGGCTCCTTTGCTGCTTAACGATTTGCACCATTACCGCTCCGGGATCTTTAGATAAAGCCTTTTTTAAATTAGGATCCGCCTTAAGATTAATAGTTGAAGTGTGGACTACTTTACTTGCTTTTGTGCGAGCTGGGGCCTTAATATTTTGTTTCATTGAATAGCTTTTTAACGGGCGTTTAAACGGAGATTAATACCTTTTGAAATATTTGGGATTGGATCCCAGCTTAAGTGTTGGCGTACTGTCTCCAACTGTAATTTTTGGAAAGTCTGGATCCAGTTCTCCACCATTGATCTTGTTCATCCAGGATACAGCATCATTGTATCTTTTTTCAACTTTGGCAGGTGTGGCTCTGGTTACAACACTGGTATGCAAATGGTATAATACCACATCAATCATCCTCATGACTAAATCCATTGGCCTTGATGATCCAGCGTAACCGAAAAGTAATGGCAGGTCATACCCGCGAGGTCTTAAATATGCAGATATTTCTGCCTGAGCCATTTGCTCCGCTTCATCCAGACTGGTGTCTGTTTGCGTTAATATCGCTCTTATCTCCGCTCGGATCTGAACGCTGTAATCTTGTTCTACTAAAAATGCCATTATGTGGTATGTTGCTGGTTAAACTTTTTCAATTCAAGCCTTAGAGTGCGGAGCTCGTTGGATAGCTTGTTTTTCTCCTCCAACTCCGTATAATATTTATCCCGCCAATTATCTACCTCGACCTTTAGCTTTTTAATTTCTTCATTATTGGAGTTGACATTTTCCTGCAGCTGTTTTACCAGCATCAAAATATATTCGCTCTCCTCTTTCTTGCTCATCTTAAAGCGTGAAAGTATTGCAACGGCTATCCCCCCTGAGAAAAATGTGCCTATTGCTCCTAAAATCATTGTGATCGTTACCATCTTTGTTTTTTTGGGCTTCCTATTTTCGGTTTCCAGTTTACATCTGGTTGATGATTATCTATCAGGTTCCATGCTCCCTGATCGGCATCGGGACTGTCATCCGCACCTTTGTATCCAGGCTCAATTCCTTTGAGCTGATTATTCCCCTCAATCATATCAGCATCGTGCATCTCATCCAGGTTATAATAGATTTCATTATTTGTGTATGATGGGTGCATTTTCATGATGCGGACATACTTGTTTTCTTTGCTGGTAGTGTCCACCATCAAAGCCAGCTGCTTTTTACCTGCCTTTTTTCTTTTTTTATTATGTGCCTTTAATGCATCCTGGATCGGCCTGTTAAAAAATTGCTTTTCTACATACCAGAGCACGCCAACGCCACCAGGTAATTTGTCCTCATAGGCACTCATAAAATCGTACACCTCGTTTAGATCTGTACGGCGGACAAAGGATTTTAAACAGTGCTTATGCCAATCTCCTCCGGGAGTTGTCTTACCACCCCAAACCCTGCAGGCCTTATAATCTGAGGTTGGATTGTTTTCAAAACTCGGATCTAGGTATCCTATGATGATTTCATAGTCATGGAGCCTGCGCATTTTAATCCAGTTGATCAGCTTATCAGTAAAAATGGTGCCCTCGATATTGTTTTCATGCATCATCTCCTTGCGCCCGATCGCATTACCTACTTTGGCGATCTTATTCATGATTTGCTCATAGGTGTATCTTGCCCATGCAGTGGTTTTAGTCCGCTCGTTAACAGCAAATATTTTAGAGTGAAAGATGCCTTTGCGTTTTGGGGCTCCCGGTTTGGTGTCTCCGACAATGTGAGCAAGTACAGACTGGTGATGGATCCTGTTTCCGGCAATTACCAGCGTACCCCCATTTTTGGTTTCTAGGCCAAAGAACAAAGCTCCCAGGATCCGCTTAACAATATCCATCACACGTTTTTGATTGTTGACCAGCTGGTCATCATCAACGTCATCACATACGGCATAATTAGGACGTTTCTCTCCTTTACGGGCTCCACGTGGAGACTGATCACGGCCAATTGCTAAGAACCTGATTCCGCTCTTTGTAGTAAAGTCACCATCCGCCCAATCACCGAAATTGAATTGCTCTCCAAAGTCATGTATAAATAAGTCATTATACTGCAGCTGTGCCTGTATGTCAGATAATAATGTACATGCATCCTCCTCGTTTTTACCCATCAGGATCATCCCGTTCAGCTTGCCATTGGCAAGCATCCACATCGGAATCAAGACACAGGCGTGAACGGATTTAGCGTGCTCACGTGGCCACTCTAAAACCGCAATTAAGTTCGGATCATCTGTAGGCCGTTTGTCTACGCAAATTCTTACTGCAGCTTCTATCTGGAAAGGAGCACATTGACTTGTGCCCCCATCAGTATAAATTTTAAAATAGGTTTGTACAAAAAAGTCGTAATCACCTAACGCCTTTTTTTTACGCTTTTCCTGATCTGCTTTTGTCTCAAACGGATTTATCCCGCTACTTGCTTGTAGCTGGGTGCAAAACCTTTTCCAGCGATCGTTTTGCTCTTTTGTAATATTAGCCATTGCGTCCTTTTCGGTTGGTGCGCACGGATCTGTTACCTGAGAAATATTTGCCGTTGTTGATTACTGCGGTTAACGGAGCTCTGCAATCATAATATTTGATTGTTACAAATTGCTCCTCATTAGGGACGAAAGAATTACGGCCACGTTCGATTAGTCTTTTAAATAGTCTAAGCACGTTCGCTCCCTTTCTCTGTAATAAAAGCCTGTTGTAAAAGATTGATTTTTTTAGCCAGCTCCGGATCTTTACCGAATGCCCATGCACAGAACTCCTCTGCACAGTTGATATGCTGGCTCAGCGTTACCTTTTTATTAGAGAGGTAATCAATTGACTTTGCAAGCTTGATCAGCTTATCTGCATCTACATCATCACCACCTGCAGATACCAGTTTATCCGCTTTGAGGTAAAGTTTGCTAACTAGACTATTTGAAGTAATAGTCTGAGCACCTTTAAGAGCTTCCCAACCGCCTTTGTCTTTATTATCCTTAAAGGTCTTTTCAGTCCATCCGACAATCTCACAAATTTTCTTTTGGTTCAAATTGGTATTGACATACATGTCAAATGCCCTGGCTCTTTTTTCCTCAGGACTTGCCCCTGGTGTGACTTGCTTTTTTGCTGCTGGTTTAGCCTTTGCTTTTACGCTCATATTGATACATAAATCGTGGTGATTCATGCAAATGTGCAGTAAAGAAGATCCTTTTTTAAGCGTCAATTCCGAGCATCAGACAGTGCTCACTTTCAATAGGTTAAATGTTTCCAGTGATGGGAAAAGCGGTTTTGAAACGGCTTTTTTCCTGCACACTTTTGGGTTCCAACACGGAAATATTTAAGCAATAAATGAAGAAAAGCACCAAAGTTTTTAAAGTTTCAGATCCCTCTCAGAACGTTTACGGAATGACTGTGAGGACATCAGGAATTCAAACCGCGAATTTCATTGCAAATCCTACCTGTCTGCTCAATCATGACTACAATATCATATTAGGATTGTGGGAAGACTTGACAATCAAAGGGAAAGATTTGACAGCGGTTCCGGTTCTTGATGATGATGATCCAGAGGCATTAAAATACTATGGTAAAGTTGAAAGGGACCTATTAAAGGGTGCAAGCATCGGAATTATCCCGCTTGCAGTTGAGGGTGAAGAAATCACCAAATGTGAACTCCTTGAAATTTCGCTTACTCCGGTACCCGCAAACAGAAATGCTCTGGTAATCTATTCAGCTGACAGAGTCGCTTTAAATGTGGATGAGGCCAAAGCTTATATGCTTTCCGTTGACAAATCAGCACCACCAAAATCAAAAAAAAAAATGAATGAAAAATTAAGAACGGCTTTGATGCTCCTGTGTGTGCAATCTGGCCTGACTCTGGTATTGTCTGCTGATACAGCTGATGACGCTATTGTCGAAGCAATTCAGAAAGTAGGCGCAAAAGTTACCAGCCTTTCACTTTCAAATACCCAGTTAAAGGCTACTAATGACCAGTACAAGCTTGATGCTGATGCAGTTCAACTAAGCACAAACACTGCAATGGTTGACAAAGCGATTGAGGATAAAGTTATCACAGCTGATGCTAAACAAAGCTGGTTAAACCTTGCTGCAGTAAGTCCAGAACTTGCTAAAACAACCCTCGCAGGATTAAAGCCAGTCACTCTATCTGTGATACCTGGTGCTGAGGACGCTGAAAAGAAAAACGAGGAAACTAAAGGCCGTGATGCCTGGACATTCCAAGAATGGCAAAAAAATGATGGCATTGGCTTAAGTGCTATGCAGTCGGGAGATCCTGAAAAGTTTATGAAGCTTTTTAGCGCATTTAGTATGTCACTTAAAGCTCAGGGAGCAATCGCTTAACTAACCCAAATCAAACAAACCAAAAAACAAGAATGAAGACTTTAATTCATAATACCGTAGCAATTCTCTTTAACGCATGCGTGGGAGCCATCTTTGCACTTTTGATCGGAGGCACTCCTTTGGTCTATGCTATTGCAGCAAATGTTTTAATGTTTGGCCTGGCAATGGTTAAACAATTATATACCGGAAAGCCAATTTTCTTTAAAGGCTTAGCCCTGGCAGGTCTATTAAAAGAGATCTGGATCGGGAAGTTAATGGAGCTATTCTACCCTAAAGGTGAGTGGTTACTTGAAAGTGAGGACATGAGTATGTGGGTTGATAATAACATGATCAACCTTGCAGACATGGGTGCTGATCCAAATGTGTTAGTCAACAACACGACTTATCCAATCGCAATTACTGAGCGTACGGATGGTGCAATTGCTTTACCGCTTGATTACTTTGATACAGAAAATACTGTAGTAAGGAATGCAACATCCATACAGTTAGCTTACAATAAGTTAGAAAGCGTTGTAAGACAGCATAGAAACGCTATGCGTAAAAAGAACTTAGCTAAAGCTGCTCATGCATACGGCCCATCAGCAAACGGAACCTATAAGCCAGTTCTTGAAATCGGTGCAAGTATCATTGATACGTTTATTGATATGGAGGCTAGGTTTAACGAGCTTGAGGTTGATCAAGACGGTAGAATTTGTTTATTGTTGCCAGCTCACAAAGCTAAGCTAAGAAAAGAGGACAAAGCATTGTATAAGGACATATTTGGTGCCAATGGAACCAAGATGCTTTATTCATTCAAAATGTATGATTGTACTCAAACACCTGTTTATGATGGTGCCACTAAAATTAAAAAAGCATTCGGTGCAGCCGGAGCTGGCGGTGATATTAAATCATCTCTATTCTACAGCAAATTTGAGGTAATGCGTGCAGAGGGTCAATACGATATGTTTTCAAGATTGAAAGATCCAGAGGCACGTGGTGATATCATAGGTTTCCAAAAAAGATTCTTAGCGATGCCTATCCGTGATAAATATATCGGTGCTGCCATCGGAAACTAATTAACCAACCATCAAACCGAATAACCCAACAACTAGGCAAACAGCTTCCTTAATTGGCAGCTGTTTCCTATCGGGTTACCAATCTTAGACAGATGTCAAAATCAACCACACGTTACCAGGCAGCTCAGGCATGTTTGGATTATAATCAAACCTTTGCTCAGGTATATGTAAGCTCTGATCTACAATGCTTTCAACATAAAGGTGATGCTGTAAATCATGCAATTAGTTTGGATAACACCTCACTTGAGGAATTTAAAAGAGATGAGGATTTGGATGATAAAGATCCAGCTCCGATAAAATTAACTGCAGAGGCAACTATTGCATTAATCTTCGCTGCTTTGAGTGAAGAGGAGATCGTGACTTTTTTAGGCGAAGATACGCGCAAAACCGTTTTGGCAGCAGCTGAAAAGCAAAGAGCCATTCTAAAGCAAAAAGCATTGGATGATCAGGCAGATGAGGCAGACAAAGCTCATAAGGAGCGTGACAGTGCCAATCCTGGTGGCCAAAAAACTACAGAGGATAGTGAAAATCAAGATCCAGCCTAATCATGGAGCTTTTAATGCATAGAAAATGGCTTACCGATCTAACCAGCGTCTCTGAACTACTGGTTAATGGTAAGTCATTTACCACACCAATCTATGTCCTTGAGGATACAGATCGCGGGCTCCATAGCTCAATGAGGTTAAGCCAGATTAAAGCGATTAAGATCGCTGGTTTAACAGCAATTCCAACAGGTCGTTATCAGATCCTTTTAACCTGGTCACCAAAATACAAGCGCATTATGCCTCAAGTACTCAACGTTCCGGGATACGAGGGTATCAGGATCCACTCCGGCAACTATAGTCAGGATACTGAGGGCTGTTTGCTACCAGGGCTGAGCAAAGCAAAAGATTACGTGGGATCCTCAAAGGATGCCATTAAAATATTAGAGGCACTGTTTAATAAAACGGTGGCTGGTAAAGAAGAAATTTTTATAACAATCACATCATGAAAAAACATCAGGGAGATCTGATAAGGCCGATCATTTTCGGGATCATGTTACTGGCACTTCTTTTCGGAGGCTGCAACATCATTAAGCCTGCAGTAAACAAGTCGAGCATAGACAGCACGACCGTAAATTTAAAGCCTGTTGATGTTCCTGTAAAAGGCGCAAAGGTGAACACCTCGTTAAATGTGGATAGCCTGGTTAAAGATTATACCGCAAAGCGTGTTAAATTCTTAATTGACAGCGCAAATGCTGCTGCAGCTGGGAAGCCGATACCAAAGGCTCCGCAAGCTCCACCTCAAAAATTTACGGATCCTCAAACCAAAGCGGAGCTCACCTATTGGATGGATGCTTATGGGCGTTTGCAAATCGGATGTGAAAGCAAGGATCAAACTGTCAGGATGATGGTCGCGGAAATTGTGAAGCTTACTAAACAGGTTACCGATAAGGTAAGCATCATAAAGGAAACACCTGTCTGGAACTGGATTACCATTGCCATTCTGGGGACCATCTTAGCAATTTCTCTCCTTGTCAATTTTATCACCATTAGAAGAAAATAAATGGCAACTTCAAAAATCACCATTAAAAAAAGAAACGGATCATTAGGTAGGCGTAATCCTAGTACTGATTCTGTTTGTGGCTTGGTCACAACAGGTATAGCAGTTGTTGGAGCGGGATTACTCACTTTAAATACAGCTTATCCAATGAATTCAGTCCGGGATGCTGTTTCAATAGGAATAACACCTGCTTACGATTCAGCAAACAAAGTGCTGATCCATCACCATATAGAACGGTTTTTTTACAGAAATCCATCTGCAACACTTTATCTACTTGTGGCACCTCAAACAAACGCCCTTGCAGATCTAGTGGATCTGACTAAGGCATTTGCAAAAAAGCTCTTAAAGGATCAAAACGGTAAAATAAAATTTGTTGGCATAACACGTAATCCTATAGCGGGATATGAGCCAGTATTAACTACTGGTCTGGATGAGGATGTGCTGGCAGCTATAGCAAAGGCAGAATCATTATATGCTGATGAGTTCAATGTTTTCCGTTATGCAGGATTCTTAATTGAAGGTAGATCTTTCAACGGTACTGCTGCTGCAGCTAAAGATTTAAGAACACTAAACGCTTCCAATGTAAGCGTAACCATTGCTGCAGATCCTGCAATCAGTTCAAAGGATGTCAGGTATGCAGGCTATGCTGCTGTTGGTGATGTTTTGGGGATTATCTCAAAAGCTGCAGTAAGTCAAAATATAGGGGAATTCACTGAAGAATTCAATTTAAGCGATACAGGTAGGGATATTTTTGTTACTGCAGGCTTAAGCTCCGGATTATCACTTGACAATTATAGCGATGCAGATCTTGACATGCTAAATGATAAGGGCTACATCTTTCCAACTACTCAGCCGGGCATTGATGGAATCTATTTGAGTGATAGTCACACTTGTAGCGCATTAGCGGACAATGATTATGCTTACATAGAGAATAACAGGACTGTTGAGAAAGCAATTGCACTGGTAAGACAGGCTTTACTGCCACGTATTAAAAGTCGTATCAAAGTAGATCCGGACACAGGTTTATTGCAGGATGAGGACTTGAAGTCTTTAGAGTCAACTGGTGCTAAAGCACTCGAAGGAATGGAAAAAGATGGGGACATCTCAGGCGGAATTGATTGTTATGTGGATCCAGCTCAGGACGTGCTATCTACATCTTTGATCAACGTGGAAATTACTTTCACTCCGATATCAATCGCTCGACAAATTGTATTATCAATCGGATTTTCAAACCCGTTTAAATCATAATTAAATGCCACAGATAGAAACAAGTATAAACGGAGAGATCTACAGCTGGTCAAGCGTACGGATCAACCTTTTAGGCCGGAACGTAGTAGGATTCAAAGGGATTGACTATAGTGACTCTGAGGAGGTAAAAGGCGTGAAAGGACGCGGGAAAAAGGATATAGGTATTGTAAAGGGAAACTATCAGGCTACAGCTAAGCTCATTCTTGAGATGAGTGAAGTAGAAGCTCTTAACGCTTCGATGCCTAGAGGATCCAGCATCTATGATATCCCTCCATTTAACATCCCTGTATGCTACAAAAACAAGGATAACAGGTTAGTAACACACCTGCTTAAAAATTGCCTTTTTACTTCTCAAAACCGCTCAGGTAAAGCCGGAGAGGTTAAAGAATTTGAGGTTGAGTTACCTCTTTATGTTGGAGAAATTGACTGGAACGCTTAATAATTTAAGAAATGAATAAAAAACAAGTAGCTGCAGCATTGACTGCAAATGGAAATACAGATACTTCTAATGTAATAGTTGAAACAGTTTCGGGCGTTGTTGCGGAAACTGAAAATAAGGAAACTCCTGAAACAATCCATGTTTCTGGTGAATTGCCGGATAATGTTGTTGAAGCCTGGAAAAGAAAATACGGTGATGTTAATGTAGTTACTGTTACAGCTGAGGATGGAACTCATCTTGTAGGTTACTACAAAAAGCCGGATCGAAATATTATCGCAAACTGTGTGAACGATGCCAGTGCAGGTAAAATATTTGAAGCTAGAGAGTTCTTAGCTCAAAACACCTGGTTAGGCGGTGATAAGAGACAGCAGACGGATGATGATGTGGCTATACCGGTTCAAATCGAACTTTGGAGGTCGCTAAATTTTCTAAAGGCGGTGGCGAAGAAATACTAGCCCTTTCCCCTGAGATAAATATCAAAGAGGGCGAGCATCTCCTCCGCAAGATAGATGCACTGCTCAGGTTCCATTTTAAGATAGATCCTGAGCAGTTGACTAACCAACAATATTCAGAAGCCTGGCAACAGTTGCGTTTCGCGTTGAGCTTTGAGGCTCGCAGGGTAACTACAGACAATTCAAGTAAACCAATCAAACTCTAATGCAAACAAACAGTTTTAATCTTATTGAACTATATACCAAAGTTTTTGGGATTAAAGGTGTTCGTTTTGCTATTCCTGCAGAGAGCGAATCCGGAGGTTATGGAAATACGATTGACTATAATACATCAATTGTAACTCTGCCTAGATCAACGAGTCCTCTTAGCATTTTAGGCACTCCAATCTATGAGCAGATCCAGCTGATATCTAGAGGCAAAGAATACCTTTTTCCAGATTGGCCTTTGATTGACATCTCCGCTCATAAAATCATTGTAAAAACAGCTATTAAAACAAAGCCTGGTACCGTAAAGGAATTTATCTCTATGGATGATTACCAGGTGAACATTCGCGGGATTTTGGTAAACTATAATAGTGAGGATTATCCTTATGACTTGGTTAAAGATCTGCATGAAGTTTTCAAGATTGATGAAGAGCTGCAGGTAGTGTCTCCGGTACTAAATCTATTGGATATACATAGCCTGGTAATTGAAGATATCAGGCTCCCTGAGGTTGAGGGCTACAATAATATTCAGCCTTTCGTGCTGCAGTGTTTGAGTGATCGCACGGTGGAGCTGGTAATTAGGGACGCTAAAAAACAGGTTAGAAATATTATCCAGGGCTTATGAAAATTAAGGTGCAATACGGACAGTCCCTCATGGATATCGCAGTGCAACAATACGGATCTGCAGGAGCACTTTGGGATCTGGCTGCAGACAATGGGCATGCCTTGGATGCTGATGTGTTCGCGGGTGATGAACTAGTGATCAGAGACAGCTATCCGGATACGGCCATTCCAATCTATGCAGATTACTTGACTGGCAACAGTATTAAGATAGTAAGCCATCAAGGCGGGAACTTGGAACATATCGAAGTACTGAGCACCAATGATAATGAGATTATTACAGACAATGACCAAAACGGACTAGAAATCTAATGCTGAGTTTAAAAAAGATATATGATCTGATTGCAGGCACCTCTTTACAAGATGCTCACCACATTCCAGTAAGTGAGGGCTATGGCACAGGTAAGGTAAAAAAATACACCATTGCTCAGCTCAAGACATATATAGCTGCTTTTGTTCTGGCTCAGATCTCTGGTATCACAAAAGGTGATAAAGGTGATCAGGGTCCTAGGGGTTTTCAGGGCGGAGCGGGTGAAGTGGGTGGTAAGGGAGAGAAAGGTGACAATGGTGAACGGGGCTACAAGGGAGACAAAGGAGAAAAAGGTTCTGATGGGATCCAAGGGAGAACTGGTGAAAAAGGAGACAAGGGTGCTCAAGGTGACAAAGGTGAGCAAGGTGTACAAGGAGAAAAAGGGGAGAAGGGCGAGCAAGGCGAATCCAGAGGGACTAAGCTTTATTACGATGAAAGTGATCTTGATATCTTGTCTGGTTACTTGAATATTCGACTTGAAGATGAAATCAAGGTAGTTGGACTGGGAGTGTCTTATGCTTATGTAGGTGATGAACCTATCCCAGGAGCCTTTTTTTATCGATCAAACAATACGGTATCAGGCTTCGGCGGTTACATCGGAGCTTCAGGATTAACAATTGAATTAACATTTATATAATTATATGAAACGAATACTATTATTTTTAGTGTTGCTTACCTCCTGCTTATTTGCAGGCGCACAAACAACGGTCAAGCCGAATGGAACCGTAACTATTGCTGGTGGATACCTGAGAAACGCAACAACAGATTCTGTTTATTTTGAGATGGCCGGATCACCTAAAAGGTATTATAACCTTGGTGTTTATGGTAAAATAAATAAGCAGCTTGCAGATAGTTTGGTGAATTACAATAAGTCAATTAAAAGTGCCTATACCGTAGCAACTCTTGCAGAAATGCAATCTTACTCAGGTCAGGCAACGACCATATTTTGGACAGACAGCTTAAGAGGAGGATTATTTAATTACTGGTCTTCGCTGAACAAATCAGATGGTGGTATTTATTTCACGGCAATAGGAAAGGGTTCTGGAGGTTGGCAAAGAGATATTTCAAATGCCCATGGTACGCATGTTAATTGGTTTGGAGCAAAAGGTGACTGGAACCTACTAACTAACACTGGTACCGACAATAGATTGGCGATACAAGCTTGCCTTGATTCTAGGCCAAATAAAAACACCGCAGTAATATTCGACTACGGTGTCTACGGGTCTTCAGATAGTTTAGTAGTTGGCGAAGGGACTTTAATAAAAGGCTTATCCACATTGTGGCCAAAACAATTTTTTGGCGATGGATCAACTATAGTTAATTATAAAAATATGACGGCTATTAAGTTCTATAATAATACGAACGGGTTCGTTACAACACTAGCGGCAGTAAACTACCGTAGCCAGGGAATAAAATTTGAAGGCATTGGAATTTTTGGCACTAGTCGATATAATGGTAAGAAGGGTATAGTGTTACGCAGGACAGAAAACTCAACAATTCCCGTAAAGACAACTGGATTATCTACTACAGAATATGTATACTTTTCCGACTGGGCCGTGGGCGCAGATGGTTCTAATAGTACGGATAGCTGGTACGTAAATTTCTGCCATTTTGCAGATGTAAAAATTGGATTGATTGGCGGTAGTGGTCAGACTTTCATTAATCATTCAGACTTTTTTAAAATAGATAGTATTGGCGGTATATTAAACTCGAGTAGCGAGCCTGACGAAATTGTATCATGCGAGGTGGAAACAAGATTTGCTAATACTGCGGCTTTTATCGTTAATGGTAGAGCTTTGATATCAAACAGTCAGTTTCTTACTAACAAAAGAAGTATAGTATTTAATACTACGGCTGGGAATTCCATTGTTACAGGCAATCACTTCCATATCAACAGTGACGACGATATAACAGTTAATACAGCAAAACACATACAGATACAGGGTAATCATTTTATGAGTGATTACAGTAACAATACTTCTTATAATTACAGTTTTGTATTGGAGCCATTGAATGTAAATCGTCGATTTATTTACGCGACAAATACGAGCGCTCAGATTTCTAATAATTATTTCTCTAAGGGAAATTCCGCATATATTGGTAACCCAGTCGTGATTGATAATTCAACTTTGGCTGCTACTAATAATACATTCATTGGTTTTACCTATCAAGACGAGAGACAATTTAATTATTCCGGGACAAATAATTTCCTTTCTACAGGCACTGCGGGTTCACAGTATGTAGCAAATAAACTTACCGTTGGTTCTACAACTGAACCAACACAGGTAAGTATACAAGGTTCTGGTATAAATGCTGGTATTGGTTTGATACGCAATTTATCAGACGCAACAACATCAAGTAATTTATGGTTTGACAATTCAGGAAATACTTTCAGGATATACTCAGACGCAACTGGTCTGCACTTCAGAACAGGAGGTACAATAGGCAGTGGATCAGGATCTTCATTTCCTTTTGATATTGACCCAACCACAGGGTCTAGTTCATTGGCGTACCGAATGCGTGGAAGTGCTGGCGGTGGATATTATGAACTTGCTGCCCAGTCAGTTAATCCAGCTAATCCAAATGTAGGATTATTAAGAATGTATACGAACTCATCAAGTCAATTGCAATGGGTGAGTAATTCAGGGGTAACTAATTACTTACCAAATCTTAAATTACCATTAATAGGGTTATTAAAAGGTAACAACACAGCTACTGATGTGTCAGTAGCTGTAGCAGGAACTGATTATCTTACTCCTAGTGCATTGTCTGGATATGAGCTACTTTCTAATAAGCAAAACTCTTTAACAGTTGACGGAACAAATACCAAGTACCCAACAGTTACCGCAGTTAATGCAGGGTTAGCGACAAAGGGGCCTGGAACTGTTACTTCTTTAGGAAAAACAGACGGTGTAGGTATTGTTTCCAGTGTGGCCAATCCAACAACAAGTCCAAATCATACAATCGCGGTAGACACAGCAGGCATACGAACGGTAGCCAACTCACGCACTCTTGCCCAAACGCAGACAGCTTTAAATCTTAAACAAAATACGGTAAGCTTAACAACAACTGGAACGAGTGGTGCAGCAACATTTAACCCAGCTACAGGGGTCTTAAATATACCAACCCCATCAGCATCTACAGGAACAGTAACAGGGTTGACCGCCACAAATAATACCGGGCAGACATGGACAATTACTAGCCCTACGACAACTCCAAATCTTTCATTAGCATTAACAAGTGCAGCGGTAGGGTTAGGCAATGTTGAAAATAAGAGCTCAGCAACTATTAGGGGTGAGATTACAAGCGGGAATATTACTACCGGTTTGGGCTTTACCCCTTACAATTCAACCAATCCATCTGGATATATTTCAAGTTATACTGAGACTGATCCTACAGTTCCAGCATATGCGAAATCCTTAACCACATTTAATGCAATAAAGACTAGCACTGATGCCTTATACGAGCCTTTGTTCACGAAAAATACAGCCTTTAATAAAAGTTTTGGAATAGCAGTTGGAACGGTAACTGAAGGAAACGATAGTAGAGTAAATAATGGACAAACAGCATTCAGTTGGGGAAATCACGCAAGCGCAGGATATGTACCATCCACAAGAACAATTACGATAAATGGTGTGACTTATGATCTTTCTGCTAATAGAAGTTGGACTGTCTCTGCTGGATCTGGAACAGTTACATCTTTCGGTAAAGTAGATGGATATGGTATAACATCCAGCATTACCAATGCAACGACTACTCCTATTTATACGGCTGCTGTTGATACCACAAGCGCAACAGGATTAGTTAGCAAATCAAAACTTTCCTCTTATGCTTACACTAAAACCCAAACAGAGGCTAGAGTATTCGGTGTTACAGGACAATCTGAAAGCGGCACTTATACACCAACTATATCGTCAACATCAAATATTACGAGTTCAAGTTCAAATCAATTCACTTGGACTAGGGTTGGAAATATTGTAACTGTTTTTGGTAGAATAGGCATTAACGCCACATCAACTGGTACAGCAGCATTCTATTTGAGCATTCCGTACGGAACTATCCTTTCAAATAATGATCTGAACGGAAATGGAAGTACGCAATCCGACATGGGTACGGGTGTTTATGCTCAAGGTGATTCATCAGGGAATAAGGCTTATGTACAAGTCACTATTACTAACGCTTCATTCGGAAGAGATATACATATATCCTTCCAGTATTTGCATACAAGCTTGTAATTAATCCACTTATATCATGAATAAATCAACTGTTATGTTAGAAACAGAAACAAAATTTGGCTTTGGCAGCATAGCTAAACATGCTCCTAAATGGGTGATACCTAGCCTTGCCCTGGTCATCGGATTAATCAGCATAATCGACTACATGGTATCCGGAGATCCAGGCTTAAGCAACGAAATCAAAATACGAGTTAACCACTATTTAAACGGTTTTACAATGCTAGTTACCTTACTAGCTACGATGGTTGGAGTTGATCTAAAAAGAAAATAAAATGCTTAAGCCTAACGTTCTTATCTCCTTTACTGATCCAACTGGTAAAACTATTGTGGATTTTGATTTTGTGCATAATTGTGTGATTGAAAAAAGCCGTAAAACGTTGACTAACAAATGCACAATTACTTTGCCTCGAAAGATTAAAGCGATTAATGGAGACATTAACGAGTTTTTCAAATCAGGCAGCAAGGTTGAAGTAAAGTTTGGTTACGGTGATGAACTGCGAACCGAATTTACCGGGTACGTTTCTAAGCGGGGTGCAAAGATCCCGATAGATATCTATTGTGAGGATGAAATGTGGAAGTTAAAGCAAAACAGCTTTACAAGGTCATGGAAAAAGGTGAAGCTTAAAGAATTGGTTTCATACATCTATCCTGGCACTGCAAGGGTTGCAGATCTTGAGCTCGGAGGATTTACTATAAAATCGCAAAGCACTGCTCAGGTGCTGGATGCATTAAAGAAATTTTCTTTGCAATGCTATTTCGATAGTGATGGTGTTTTGGTTGTTGATTTTGCCGGATCCCTTACGGGTAAGCGCATTGAGGTGGTTTACGATTTCAACATGAATGTTATTGATACAAACCTCGACTATAACCGGAAAGAAGACATTAGAATAAGAGTTAAAGGCATTAGCAAGCAGCCAAACGGGAAAAATTTTGAGGTTTTCTTTGGAGACCAAGACGGTGATGAGCGCACATTAAATTTTGTAAATATTGATAAAACACAGCTTACGAAAATTGTTCAAAAGGAATTGGATAAGCTTAAACAAGATGGATATCGCAATGATTTTGAAACTTTCGGACTCCCTTATGCTGAGCCTGGTTATGTAGCGATAATGATTGATTCAGAATATCCGGAGCGGGACGGATCCTACCTAATTGAATCCGTGGTAACCTCAAACGGTGTAAACGGATTCAGGAGAAAAATAACACTAGAAAGGAAAGTAGCGTAATGGAATTAAAGGATGCTATTGGTCATTTAGCAAAAAGAAATACAGGGTTTGATGCAACAATTGAGCTTGCAACGGTCACGGCTTTGAATGAAATAGAAATGACTTGCGATGTGATATTAGCAGATAATGAAGAGCTGGAATTATTCGACGTGAAGTTAAAGCCTGTTGTACCAGGACTAGATCTTACTGAGATGGGTATGGTTTCATATCCCGAGATAGGTAGTAAAGTGCTAATTGGCCAAATTAATAATAGTGATACAGATTTATTTGTGATTCTCTGCAGTAAGGTTAAAAAGGTCTCTCTGGATGCAGGAGGTCTGCTGAAAATGGCAATGGACATGCAGAGCGGAGCAATGGCCTTTGATCTTGCAAAGATGGTTCTAAATGGAGGTAAGAATGGAGGCATTCCCAAAGTAAAGCCACTTTTGAAAAGGATCAACTTATTGGAGGATCGAATAAGTGATCTCTACGATAAGTTCAATAAGCACACTCATATTGGTGTGACTACTGGTGGTGGAAAATCAGGATTATCTACACTTAAGGTGTCGGATGTGCCTTTAGCACCAATGGAATTAAAGGATTTAGAAAACTCAGTTATACAGCAATGAACGATTTTATATTAGATGATGATCTGGATCTAAAGATCGAAAACGGAGATTTTGTGATTGGTGATGCTGAGGAGCAAAATCAGCAATTATTGCTGATCGCATCTCAGGGAAGTTTTAGAGCCAGTCCATTGACAGGCGTTAATGTAGCTCAGTATCTAAAAACTGGATTTACTCAATTGCAGATAGATAAGCTAAACCAGAAAATAAAACTGCAGCTGCAGTTTGACGGATACCTGAGATCCGATGTTAAAATCAACTCATTTGAGGATATACAAATTAATGCAGAAAGATAATGGCAAGAACGGAACAAGAAATATATCAGCAGCTTGCTGATCAAAAGGCCTTAATGTCGGAACTCAACGAGCTCGACAATGAAAGCAATACAGCAATTTATAATTTGTGGTTAACGTTGACAGCCTCCATTATGTTTTTCTTTGAGAAGCTAATGGATGATTTCAAAGCAGCTATACAAGGAATTATTGACGGGAATCAGTACGGTACAGTCGTCTGGTGGAAAAAACAGCTAAAGGGCTACCAACATGGAGACCTTTTAGTGTTTATGGACAATATATTCAAATATGCGTCTGTAGATACGGATAAGCAGATTATCAAATATTTCAGCCTCACTGATAACGGAGGTAAGGTGCAAATCAAAGTTGCAAAGCAGTCAGGGAATGAACCTGCAGTGCTTACCATTGATGAGCTTAATGGAGTTGTTGACTATGTAACTGAATTACGCCCATCAGGTGTGCAGGTGACTGTGCAAAGCTTAGCTGCAGATTTATTGAAATTAAGACTGAACGTCTATTACAATGCTAACGGGGACATTAATATAATTCGTGCTGCAGTGGAACTGGCTATAACTAATTTTCTGGCGAATATGCCGGAGCTGGATGGGGTGATTTACATCCATAGACTAATTGATGCGATTCAGGTCGTGCCAGGCATTGTTAAAGAACAGGTAGAGGTTTTAGAATCTGCAGTAAAAGGTAGCGGAGATCCTTACGTTCCATTTATTAGTAAATACTCTGCTAAGTCCGGATACTTTAAGATTGATCCGGACTTTCCTTTGGCTGCTCAAATAAATTACCTGACATGATTTTTGGAATAGATATAAACAAAATGGTTAAGTGGTTAATGCCACACTTCTTATTCAAGCCAGTTCATTATGCTTGGTTAAAACTCCTTTTGTTTCCGATGACTTGGACATACAGTCAATTTTTAGTTTACAGATTGGATAAGTTAAAAGAAGCTACCATCAATAGTCAGGTAAACAGGTTGAGGCTCGCACTTAGAGAAAGGTTTGGTTCTGATTTGATTGATATCATCCATTTTTCGGACTACTTAAACCAAGCTTACATCTATTTGGAGATTGAGGGCGCGACATTGGAATACGATTACTTAGAGATGGAAAATCATCAGCCAGTTGACTATGATTACCTAACTGAGGAGTATGATCAAGAATTTGATTTTGTTGTTCGTATCCCTCAGTCATTAGCAGCACAATGGGAGTCAATAATTGCTTTCGTTAACAAATACAAGTTAGTAGGAAAACGTTTTACACTAGAATTTATATAAGATGAAGATTTTAAGACCGCTACAAGGCGGATACCCACGCCAACAGGATTATTTACTAACGTTACAGTCGGAGCTACATGCGATGGCCAACTCATTGTTTGCAAGTCTTAATGTAGATATGGTGCTGCAAGGCTGTGATATCACAGACAATGGCAATGGAACGATTAATATTGCTCAGGGCATAATTTATGTGTCTGGGGAGATATCGCGCTTTACGGGGGCTAATAACGTGTTGTCTGATAACACTAAAACATTTGTTAGATCTGCACCAGTTTATACGGGATCAAAGTTCTTTGGCAACGGACAGCCTCAAGACGTTTATTCTGAGGTACAGCTCATAATTGGTGACAAGACCAATGGATCACAGGTGCCAATAGGTGTGAGCAAGCTGTATAACCTGCAATCCTATATCTTTGATGTGGTTGCAAGCTATGGCATTAAGGGAGAGATCAAAGATGTACACGATTTCGATGGTACATTTTTAGATAACTTTGATGAGGATGGATTAGGTATCACTGCCAGGTATACTAATTGGCAGTTTCTCAATGGTAGAAATGGTGCTCCGGACGGGCAAGGCAGGTCTAGGATAACTGTTGGAACGATGACTGATACTGATAATGTTGAGCACACATATCAGCCTGGGGTGCCATACGGTGCAGTAAGACACAAACTAACTGTTGCAGAGCTTCCAAAGTTTACACCAAAGATTAAACATGGACTAGCTCAGCGAGGAAATACGGGGACGGCCTTTGTAATGACCTACGATGGAACTTTAAACGAAAAGAATTTAATGGAGATCGGTGGAGATCAGGCTCACAATATTCTAAGTCCTGTGATAGCAGTTTACACTATCATTAAAATAGCATAA